TTGGATGACTCCAGAGACTCTATTCAAAGGATAAAATCTATGAATTTAGGGTGGTTTGCATTTGATCAGATTGAAGAAATGACCGAAGCTACCTTTATTGCTGCTGCGGGTCAGATGCGTAGAAAAAACGCGATGCGTTGTTCTTTTCATACTTGCAATCCAGCAGGGCATGACTGGGTATGGAAGAGATGGAAGAAAGATAAAGAAAAACAGAATAAAAAGAAGGGTGGCTATAGGTTAATTGAGACTATGACTTGGCAACCAGATGCTCCTCCACCAAAAACCGACAAAGAAGTACGATTGCACTCCGATAATCCGCATTTACCTGCCGATTACATTAATCATTTACTGTCTATGCCAGATCAATGGGTTAACAGGTATGTATATTGTAGTTGGGATGACTTTGCAGGGTTGGTATATCCAGAGTTTAAGCAGGAAACACATTGTATTAAGTCTTTTGACATTCCAAAGTGGTGGAATCACTATGTAGTCTATGATTATGGGTATCGTAACCCAAGCTCTATATTGTTTGCTGCTACAGATGAAGAAGGCACGATTTATGTCTACGATTTAATCTATGAGTCGGAACATACCATAGAAATGTTAGTACCAAAGGTAGAACGCAGGCTGCAAAGCGGGGTCAACTATACTTTTTTGGCAGATCCTAGTATTGTTCGTACCGAAAGAGATGGCAATAGTGTTGCGGATGAGTGGTATGACTATGGAATTGAATGGGAAAAAGCAAAGAACGATAAGCGTGCTGGATTTGAAAGAGTCTCCTCGTATTTGAAGCTAGATGAGAATATGCGCTCTAAGTTATTGTTTTTTAATAAATTAAATATGAAACCTTTGGTCGAAGAAATCGTTGATTATAAGTGGAAGGAACTCAAACACGGATTTGAAAATAAGAACTTACCAGAAGAACCCGTTAAAAAGAATGATCACGCAATGGATTGTTTACGGTATCTCGTACATTATGTCGAAGATAGCTTTTCTCCCCATGAACCTAGTGATGACTATGGCTTATGGGGTTTTTCACAAAATAAACGCACAAGTTGGATGAGTACATGAATTTACAAGAAATACATGAAGTGTTTGATGCCATGATGGAAAATGATTCCACATGGATGGATGCAGCCGAAGAATCGGCTCGATTTTACACAGGAAGTTATGGAACTGGTCACTGGGAAGAGGATGATCTTCAAACATTACGCGCAGAGGGTAGACCACCATTGCAGTTAAATATTATTTTACCAAAAGTTAACTTGGTAACTGGAATAGAAAGACAGGGGCGATCTTCATGGAAGGCGCGCCCTGTAGAGTCCGATGATGAAAATGAAGCTATGCTCACGACAGCTCTTTTATATCATTTAGATCGAAACAGACAGTTACAGAGCTTATTTAGTCGCGTATTTAAGGATGGTGTGATTACAGGAAGAGGTTGGATTGATGTATGTGTAGAACCTGGACAATATTATGATGGTGAGTTAACGATAAAAAGAGAGTCGTGGGCAAATGTTCTTATTGATCCAGAGTGTAGATCTCCACATACCAAAGATTGGAATTATTTAGCACGTTCTAAGTACCTAACTTTACAACAATTACAACAAATGTACCCTGATGCGGTAGACGATATTAGTTCTGTAGAAGGTTTTATGCAGTATCCGCACGAAATGGGTGAGGAAATAGGCAGTTTTTATAGTAGTGCAGAACCAATTAACTCAGCTTATCACTTAGATGAGATGCACCGTAAGGTTAGAGTGCTTGAAATGTGGAACAGAGAGTATGAAAGAGAGCATTTTATCATCAATAAGTCCACTGCTCGTATTTCTAGACAAGGTTTTTCTTCTAAAAGAGCTGCTGAAACAAAAATTAAAGAATTAAAGCAGATAGAAGAGGCTGCTAAAGTGCCAATGATGACCGATTTTGGTGTCATTAGTCGAATTGTACCTAAAACTTATGTTACTATGTCCGCAGGAATGCACATTTTACAGGAAAAAAAGAGTAATCCGTATATGCACAACGAATTTCCGTTAATTCCTTACTTTTATCAGTTTGAAGATATGGGTAACTACATTGAAACCTTTGGTATTGTAGAAAATATGAAAGACCCACAGCGCGAAAAAGATAAAAGGCGTTCACAGATGTTGGACATTATCAACCGATCCCCTAGAGGTGGCGGTGTATTTGCTGGAAATAAGGTTTCACAGGAGGAAATGAATGAAGCCTCCACAACAGGTAGGTGGATTGGTATTCCTGGCTTTAAGGGGCGAATTACGGACTTTATGCAGCAATGGTCAAACTCTCACTTATCTTTGGTAAGTAGTATCGCTGCAATGGAGCAAAAAGCAGAGTTTGATGCAAAAGAAATTAGTGGTGCTTCCAACCCAATGATGGGTATTGCCACATCCACAAAAGAAAGTGGCATAGCAGCACAAACAAGAATTAGACAGGGTATGATGACATTGCAAGAACAGATGGAAAACTTAGATCTAACTAAGACCACAGTTCTTATGCAGGCATTAAAAAATATGCAACAGTTCTATACTTCTGATAAAATTAAAAGAATTATTGGTGCAGAAACCGAAAAAGCAGAGTCTCCTGAAGAAGTAGCGGTAATTAATGAGACAATAGCTAGGTTTTTAACCAACTTTGAAAAATTTGAATTTGATATTGTTCTAGACAGAGGAGAAAACTCCGCAACCATGAAGGCAGCAAAGGCACAACAGGTTGGTGAACTGGTCAGGAACGGATACTCAAGTTTATTTCCTCTCTATGTTGAGCTTTCCGACCTAGATGCAGGAAGAGAAATACTCGAAAAATTTGAAGAAGAGCGATCCGCACAAATGCAAGCGCAGCAAATGCAGTCACAGATGACTGGTGAGGACAAATCGTGATTCACAACCCCCTAAAATAAGGATAAGGTACAATGGAAAAGCAAGAAAGTTACATTGATGAGGCTAAAGAATTAGATGGCACTGCCACAGATTCTCCAGAATCAAATAGTAACGAGCAAACAGCAGAGACACCTGTTGCAGAAACACAAAGCTACAAAGTCGGAAACAAAGAATTTGCTTCTGTGGATGAATTAGTAGAATACGCTTCTAATACAGATAAGTCTTATAGGAATCTTCAGGAACTCAATGGCAGGCAGACCAATGAACTTGGTGAACTGCGTAAGTCTCTTGATGAAATTAGGGTTAATACTTCTCCAAAAGAAGTAGAGCCAGAATTACCAGAATATGATCCGTATGATCTCAATACGATTCTACCACATATCTCTAAACAAATAGAAAGCAAGTTCGCTGAACAGCGTAAAGTACAAGAAAGAGAGATCAATGAGAGTAGAATGAAAAAAGCTCAACAGGATATGATTGATGGTTTTATTAAGTCTCACCCTAATATGTCCAACGAAGAACTCCAAGCTGTTGCAAAATTCGGAGATGAGCGTGGGATCGCACAAATTGAAGATGCGTACACGCTTATGACTTTAAATCAGGAGAAGAATAAAGCCAAAACAGAAGGTGTAAAACAAGTAACGGAAAAACTTACCCAAGCAGAGGAAGTGCCAACAACACTTTCCAATGCTACTGGTGGGAATAAAACTGCTATTGATTTTGACAACCTTATGCAATCAGACTGGGAAAAATTACCAGAGGATGTGCGTAGACAGGCTTTGATGGATTCTTCTTCTGGATAAACATATAGCCAAAAAAGGATAATACGATGGCAAACTGGAGTTCAGGAATGCAGGTCTCCCGTTGGGCGAAACAACTTGCTTACGAAGTTGGCAAAGAGATTTATTTCTCCAAGTTCATGGGAGAATCTTTTGATTCTATGATAGTAAAAAAACAAATGGATGAAGGCAAAGGTAAGGACATTACTTTCGGTCTTGTTGGATTAACACCAGCAGCAGATAACAACAGTGGCGGTTTTTACACTGGTGATACTGCGATTGAAGGTAACGAAGCTAATCTTACTTCTAATACTCAAACTGTAGCAACAGCACACAGAAGATTTGCTGTAATTAGTGATGGTAATTTTGCAGATAGTAAGGTCTTGTACGATTTTCGTACAGAAGCTCTTTCTGAGTTGAAAAGAACCTATGCAGAAGATCACGATGCACAGATCTTTAGTGCTTTAACAGCCGAAAGTGGTACTTTTGGTCAGCTAAGAGCAGATGCAGGAACTAGCGGATCTGCTTATCTTAATTCTGATGATGAGGCAAATTTAGCTGCTGGTGATAAAATCGCTTTGGAAGATATTTCTAAATTAAAGCGTATCGCCATGCTAGGTGCTTCTGCTACTTGGAAAATGAGACCTATCAAAGTGGAAGGTAAGGATTACTATGTATTATTAGTACATCCCGAAGTCTCTTATGACTTATTTCAACTTGATGGTTTTCAGCAGATACAGCGTGAAGCAAATGTACGCGGTGATGATAACCCGTTATTTGCTGGAGCATTGGGAATGTATGATGGAGTTGTAATCCATGAGCATGAAGGTGTAGCTACTGGAAACTTTGGATCTGGAGATGCAGTCAAAGGTGCAAGAAACCTATTTTTAGGAGCAGGTGCTGGTCTTTGTGCTGGAATTGGTGAAATGAACTGGGTTGAAAAAACCTTTGACTATGGCAACAAGCTAGGTATTGCTGCTGGTCAAATATACGGAGTAGACAGAGCTGTGTATAGCAGTAAAGACTACGGATGTATTCAGTACTTAACATCAAGGACTGATCTGTAATCAGTAACTAACTAAGGGGCGGGCATTTTGCTCGCCCCGCATTAGAGAGATTATGACTTTAGCAAATATAAGAACCGAAATAAGAAATATTACTGGCGTAGAAGATACCAGTGTAGTTGCAGATTCTGTGTTAACAGATCTGATTAACAAAGCTCAGATTATTTTAGCAGATGAAGCAAATTTGTTTTATGGATACGCAACAAGAAATAGTGTTGCAGGTACTGGAGAATATCAAATACTTACTGGTAATAGTGTTACAGCAAATACATGGACAGTTGTAGAAAATCCTGCTCCTGGAACTAGCGACACAAGCCAGAATCTTGCAAATATGACTCGTATTTATCGTATTGATTTTGGTGGTGATCAAATGACTCGCATCGGTATGGATCAGATCTATAATATCGCTAGTAATGTAGGGGATGTTCAAATGCCTTCTGCTTATGGATATTATATTAACGATGTCAATTTAGGAATATTCCCTATTCCTCAAGTAGTAAAAGAAATCAAGGTGTACTACTATCATTTACCTACTGCATTAGACGGTGATAACGATGTTCCTATGATAGATACTCGCTATCACGAATGTTTAGTCTATTACGGATCATGGAAAACCGCAGAAAGACTGAGAGATATGAATATGATTTCCTACTTTAAGAATGAATGGTTAGAGTGGAAAGAAAAAGTAGTCATGGATCGTCAACGCAGAGCAGGAGAACCCAAGTTCAGTATTAATTATAAGGACTTTTAATGCCAAGATTACGGATTAGGGATTTCTCTGGTGGTTTGGTAACAAATCAATCTGAATTTGACATATCAGAAAATCAATATACTGCTTTTGAAAATGTAATGAATAAAATGCCTGGTCGTTTAGAGAAATTTCTAAATGATTCGGATGCAAGTGGTGGTATTACATCTTTAAGTGACGTACAGACAGAGCTAGTTTTATATCGTACAGAAAAAGATAATTCCAATAATAATGTTTCTACTCAATGGTGGGTAGTAGGAAACGGAACAGTTCTTAGAAGGCAAGCTACTTCCGATGGTACTGGTGGCACATTTATTGATGTAGTTACTGGTTGGACAGGTACACCTTTGTATGATTTTCTTGTTCACAATCAAGTTTTACGAATATCAGATGGTAGTTTTACTAATGCTACCAAATGGTACGGTCATATCAAGCGAGATATTTTTGGAAAAAATATTGCAATAGGTGATGCAGGATCAGATGCTAGTACGCAAGTTCCAAGATATGCTGTGGTTACTCATAATACCACTGTTAATAATTGGTATGTGCAAAATGCTGAATTGGTAGCTCCAACTGTTGTTAAAATGAATATGGCTCACGATGGTTTAATTTCATTAGCAGATTGTAGTTATAATAACAGCACTACTATTTCCACTGAAAATGATACTCTTGGTTTATCTATTGGCATGGAAGTATCTGGTGATAATATTCCAAGTGGAGCAACTATTACCCAAATTACGGATGATAGCAATTTTGTTATCAGTGCTGCAACTACAGGTGGATCTTTAGATGAAAAAACTTTAACATTCACTACATTAAGTAGTAATACAGATGTGGGTTTATTTGTCTATGAACCAAGAACAAAATATTCTGTTACCTCTACGCCTGATACAGAAAGTGACGAACACAATGCCTGGATTAATGCTTTGGATAATGAAACATTTGACCCAGCAGACAGATGGGCAGTTACTTATCTTTATGACTATGTTCAAGAATCTTCGTTATCTCTAAATCGAAATGGGGAAATAGGTATTACAGGTTTTGAGGTAGAAAAAGGTTCAGATGAAGAATCAGATAGCACTGCTACTACTTCTGAAGCATTGGATCTTACAGAAGGCGATATAGATGTATCAGATGGAACATTATTTTCAACCTATACCTATATCAAGATTGATGAAGAAATCATGTTTATTACCGCAATTAGCAGCAATACATTATATGTTAGAAGAGGTCAATTAAAAACACAAGCTCAAGAACACGCAACAGGAGCATCTATTTTTTACCGTAGTTCTCCACAAAAGGGTAGAGCAATTAATTTAGTGCTAAATGGTATTACTTCATCTGGTTATCACAATCCAAGAATAACGGGAATGAATATTTATTGGCAACCTAAAGATGATGTAGACTGGTATTTGGTGGAGACTTTGGATATAAATAGAGGGTACTCTGATAGTCCTCTTGCTAGTGTGCCTAATAATGAAGTGAATGGTAGCAACACGTTGTTTCCTTTTTATTCATCCAATGTGTACAATGAATATGCACTAAAAAATTATGGGTATTGGCTGCCTTGTCCAAATCCAGTAGCAAAAGATGATGTAACAAATGCAGTGGATGGTAGTGGTAATCAGTTTTCTGTGAATAACATATTTTGGAGTGGTCAAGCTAATGATTTTAGAGCCACCAGTGAAATAAGCGGTATTGCAATCCTATCTCGCAAAGAAACCAATGATAGTACAGATTTAAAAACTCAGTTTAATAGATTAGGTTCTTTTTTTGTACCATTTTCTTCTATCACTGCTACTTTTTCAAAAATAAATTTTAGAAGATATAATAATATTAATCGTGTAAATAACTATGCTGCTACTACAGCCAATGTTATTAAACAAAATCGCATTTCCACTCATACTTCACTAAGTGATAAGGTAACTACATGGTATATTCCGTTTGATGGCTTAAAATTAGCTACATATAACTCATTAACTGGTAGAGCTGCAAAAACAAAATTAGCAGCAATTAAATGGAATACATCTGCTGTGGTTAACAATCGTGGATATTATGCAAATATAGATACCGTAGATGAAAATGATCAGACAGCTAGAGAGAAAAATAGAATATATTTTACTGATCCATATAAGCTAGACGAAGTATTACCTGGTAAATATTTTGATATAGGTAGAAATGATGGCGATAATATTACTCGCCTTTGTTCTTATCGAGGTAAGTTGTTTGTTTTTAAACCAAATCATACTTATGTGTACAATCAAAGACATCAGTTAGAAAGAGTATTTCAAGGCGTTGGCGCAGTACATAAACACGCAGTCATTGAATCACCACTTGGATTAGTATGTGCTAGTGAAGTAGGTGTATTTAGTGTAACTCCTACACAGTCTAGGGAATTGACATTTAATATTCGATATACCTATCAGGCGTTAACCTTTGATCAGACCGCAGTAGGCTATAATGCTAAAGATAGTGAATTGTATGTTATGTATGATGCGGATGATTCTTCAATTTTTGTTATGAATCTTGATAATGGCAGTTGGGTCAAACGATCTATTGATGCTACGAATATTCGCACTAGAAGTAATTATGTATATGGTGCTGGTTTGCGCGCTCAGTTTTTTAATGTCACTTCAGGAGCTTCTACGGTAAGAAGAGTGGGAACTGGATCTCAAAACTCAGACAGTTTTACAGTGACTACTAAAAGGTTTGATTTTGGTGCGCCAGAGTTACAAAAAAGATTTAGAAAAATAAACATGACCTATCAATCCGCATCTGCGTTAACAGTAGAAATTTATGCAGGGGAGGCGGGTACAGGATCATCTGTAACTGAAACATTAACCTTTCCTGTGAAAACCAGTATTGTAAATGTTAGTAAAGCTATGCGTGCAGTAGGAAAGACTTTAGTAGTAAAAATAACCTCTGCTTCTAATGAATTAAAATTAGAATCTATAGACATTGATTATGATGTGTTAGGGAGCAATCCATAATGGCTGATGTAACTCAAGATTTATTGACTACGGAATTAGAGACAAAGCAAGATACTTTGTTGCCATTAAAACAAGGATTGTATTCCAGTGGAGAAGGCAATGATGGGGATATGTGTGTATGTATTCAAAATGGGAAAAAAATATTTGGTGTTAAGTTTCAAGGAGAGTGGAATTATACTGAATTAACTTTAGAATCTGATCCATTTGATAAAGGTGTTATACATGAAGAGATTAATAATGACTTTGTATCCTTATTAACACGATATTCACAAAATATTTCAAGAATTTTAAATCGTAGAACTCCAAGAACCTTTAATTTCCCATTTTACGCTAGATCTTATACTTATACAAGCAGTGGTGTTTCTACAGATAATTATATTACTGATGCAATTGTCGTTCCTGGTAGTGTAGATCTTCTTTTATTAGATAGGTTAATTAGTGGTTCAGTAACAGATACTTTAGGTTCACAATCTCCTAGAGGTACTGTACCATATAAGTGCGTATTGAAAACTGTAGTTATTACTGCTAGGCATATTACTCATAGCACAGATGATCGTAGTTCTACTTCTATTGGATTAACAGGAAATGCTTATGATACCTCTTTATCTACTTTAGGTACTCTTTCTCAAAGTTTAACAGCTACCGTTGCAGGTAGTTTTACACGATATATTAATGAAGATTTTTCAAATATTGTTATTCCGAAGCATGGGCATTTTGATATGGTTCTTGCAGTGACTAATCCTACACATCGTAAAGTATCATCAATTAATGGAATTATGATATTTGAAGAGGTAATATGAAACTTAATAAAAATAATAGATTATATAACAGTATAGAGGTAATCTGATGAGATATACAAAAAAAGCAAGAAGAAATAGACGCAGGCACACAACTAGAGTAGATATTATTGACAACACAACAGGACAGGTAGTTGCTAGTTTTAACGCTGTGGGCGTAGGAAAAACACGAAAGTCAGGTGTTGGAATTGCCAATAGAAAAGCAGATGCAGAATTGGCGAGGCTAAATGCTGCTGCTGAAGAAGCTGGTGAAAATTACGGATCAAGAGAAGAAATGCAAGCTGCTGAAAATGAAAAAGAGCGCAGAGAAAGATTAGATGAAGATGTTGCTAAGTTTGAAGATCGGATTACCGAAGCAGGAAGGTTGAGAGAAGAACTTGCAGAAAATGTATCTGCTAGAAGGCAAGGACAACTTTTAAGTCAACTTCAAAGATCTATTTTAGGCACTGGAGGTGATGCGGGAATGGTAGAGGCATTAACTCCTCAAATTCAAGAACAATCCAATAGATCTTTACAAGATTTAATAGCAGGTAGTCAGGCACAAACTCAACAGCAATTAGCGCAATTTATTCCTACGGAAATTAGAGCAAACTATAATCAAGATGCTCTCAGCGATGCAATGAGCAGATTTCTAATGGAAGAAGAGACACAACGCGCTCAGATACAAGCTAGTTTAGATAGTCAACCTGAATGGTGGGAGACTATGTTGGGACAAGCAGCAGGAGAAGGTGGTAAAGGAGTAGGTCAATTAGCTACTAATTTACTTACAAATTTTATAAGTGGAGGGTTATAAAATGGCTTTCAAGTTTAAAGTAAAGAAAAGACCAAGCATGGGTCAAGCTGTTGCAAGTGCATTTGCAGCAGGAGCAATACAAGGTGGCACTACCGCTTTGCAAAATGCTATGAAGGAAAGGGAAGAAAGGAAAAATAATAGTACAAAGGAATTAAACTCATTCAATAGTGTTATTTCTGGTTTACCTTCTACTCCAGAAAATCTATCAAAGATCATACCAATTAAAGCAGACATTGCTACAGGTAAAATTACCGCAAGTACTGGTTTAGATATTTTAGGTTATGATTTAGACTATCAAACAACACAGCAAAAAAATGCTGAGATAAAAGCTAGAGAAGAAGCACTAGATCCAATGATTGAATCTGCTGAAAGAGGTGCGATGGCAGCAAGAAAAGATATTGGTTTAGGTACTCAGTCAACTAAAATGGAAAAAGATGTAAGGACTAGAGAGGCTGAAAAGCGTTTAGGTTTACGAGGTGAGGCTACTCCACCATCTACCATAGAACAACAACAATTAAAAAACCTACAAAGATCATTGATAGAACAAGCCAACATTGTAGGAATGACATTCGATCAGTATTTAGCTAGTAATGTAAATAATGTAGATGTCAAATTATATAAAAAAATGACAGATAATCAGCCTGTCACAGATAGTCAGCCTGTCGCAGATGATGGAATGAAATTAACGACTACACTTCCCACAAGAAGTAGGTCTATAATTCAACCTCAATTTAATACAACTCAAGCTGAATCAACTTCTCAACCTACTTCAAACATGCAACAATTTGAAGGTATGAGAGGTGTTAATCCAAGTACAGGTGAAGTAGTTATATTTCGAGATGGTAGATGGCAACTAACAAATTAGGTTTACCCCCATTACCAGAGGGTTTTGTTTTAGAGGAAACTCTTATTCCACCATTACCACCTGGCTTTGAGTTAGAATCTCCTAAACTAGAAACCGTAAAAGTTGATGATTTTTTTAAAGGTAAAAAAGATGATGAGTCATTTAAAACTGTTATTTATAATGCTGTAAAAAGACAAGAAAATAGTATTGCTAAAAACAATCCTTACGGAGTAAACCTTCCCCGAAAACAGGAAAATATCCAGCGAATAAAAAAAATAGGTGGTAAGGTAATGAAAGGAAGCGATACCTTACTAGAATTTAATGACTTGCAAAGTGGTTTATCTGAAGGGGAAAGAATCATTGATAACATATTGGCAGTTTCTAATAACGATCCAGCAAAATTTTACTCTAACTATTCAGGATTGCCAGAAAATAGTCCTGAAGTAAGATCTTTTGTTCAAATAGTTAGTTCTGAATTAAATAAAAAACCTAAAATTGATGATAGTCAACCCTCATTAAGAGCTGCTCCAGAACCAAAAGTAGGGAAAAAATTTAAAAACTTTATTCGTAATATTTTTGAGGATAAGACCGAAACCAATGTAAAAGGTCAAATGATATATCAGATTAGTCAGGATACTGGCAGATCGCTACGAGATGTAGAAAAGAATTATGATTTATTAATTAGAGATCCGAAGATCACTGGTATTCAACCCGATCCAAGCACTATAGAGTCTATTGAAACTGCATTTTCTGCTGCAATACCCATTGCAGCTTTATCCAATCCTTTAACTCTATCTTTAAGTAATAGTGTATTATCAACATCATTAGGTGTAGCATCTTTTATGGCTTTAGATGAAGCAGAAAACGCTATCATTTCTGCTGTAACAGATGAGGAATATGAATTAGGTGGTGGTAAAAATCTTTCTGATCTACTTCCAGAGGATGCTACAAGAACATCTAAAGAGTTTGTTGAAATATTAGATTTAATCGGAAAGGGTTGGATTATTGGTGGTGTTCGTAATCGTACTAAAGGAGCATTTGGTAGACTTTCTGAGCAGGTAACTAAAAAATATATAGATGAGTATAAACTACCTCAAGATATTTATATGGATGCAGGCAAGGTAAGATCTGTGTTAAGAGGCGGTAGAAAAGACAGGTTTAGTCCTGAAGAAAAAGACTTAATCAATGATTTAAACTTGTCAGGATCTCAAGTTCGTAAAGCATTAAAAGATGGCGTGACTATTAGAATACCCGCAGAAAAAGTAACTAAGTTAGTAGATAGAGCATGGTGGGGTAAAGTTAAAAGTGCTTTTGGTAAACCCAAAGCTGGTATTGCAGATAGAGTAGTGACAACGGAACGAGCAGGAGAGTTAACAGAAGCACCAAGAGGTTTACTCACTGAAGGTAGACCTATAAAACAGCCAAAAGTAGAGCCTCCTAAAGTCGAAAAACCAAAACTCACTAAAAAAGAATCTCAAGAATTATTAGATTTAAAAGCAAATCTCAATACTACCTTTGAAAGACTTGCAGATCCAAATAGAACTAATACTCAGTTATTACAAGATCAGCGTTCAGCACAACGAATGATTAAACTAATACAGGATAAAGAACCAGAATTTCAAGCTCCTGAACTGCCATTTGAATCTGATATAAAAGATGTGGATGCTAGTAGTTTAAGGCAAGCAAATATCGAAGCATCAGAAAGAGTACAGCATTTTAGCGATACGAAAGCAGCAAAAGAAAGAGTAGAAGATGTAGAGAGGGTTAGTAGAGCAGAGATTACTCAATTTTTACGAAATGCTTTCGATGTTACCATTCGAGGTAAGGCTACATATAAAATGAAAGGTGTAGCTGGGTTTTTTAGTCCAGTTACAAAAACAGTTAGGTCAGCAATAACCGATGATATTTATGTCTTATCACATGAAGTAGCGCACTTTATTGATAATAAGATTTGGGGTAATCAGCCAAAACAAAGACCGCATTTTAGACCCTGGCAAAATGAACTAGGTAAACTGGACTATGACCCTACTAAACAAAGAACTAGTGAGGGTTTTGCAGAGTTTATTAGGCATTTTGTAAGTACAGGAAAAGCAAAAGAATTAGCTCCAACTTTTTATGATTATTTTGTAGGAGATTTTGCTAAAGCTCACCCAAAGATTTATGAAGATATATTAAAATTAAGAGACTTAATGACTCGATATAATAAACAGGGATCTGTTGAAAGAGTTAAGTCTCAAATAAATTTTGAAGGGAAAGCTCCAGAGCAACCATTGATAAAAACTGTACAAGATAAAAGTTTAAATTTTAGAAAGCAGTTTTTGGATGATCTTGCTCCTCTTGAAGATGTTTATAAGCGGGAAAAAATTACAGAATTGTCTCCAGACAAAGACCCTTTAATGCTAATGAGAGTTTTTAAGGGTAAGGCTCGTAGTAAAGCAGAAATGGCTATAAGATATAACACAACTGATTATGTAGGTAGAATTACAGGAAAAGGATTAGTGGATGTAATAAAGCCAGTTTCTAAAACTAAAAAAGAATTAGAAGATTTCTTAGCATACGCATACGCAAGAAGGGCGTTATCCAGACCTGATATAGATGCAGGTATTGAGTTAACAGATGCTCAGTTTGTTTTTGATAAGTATGATAGTAAAAAATTTAGAGAAGCCAGTGATGAACTAAGCGGGTTTGCTGATCGTGTGTTAGAATACTATGTTGACTCAAGAGGAATGAGTCCAGAAACTCGTGATAAAATAAAATCATTAAACCCAGTATACCTTCCTTTGTATAGGTTTTTTTCTGATGAACCGCGATTTAGAAGTAAACCAAGTCGAGTATCGGGTGGTAAACCAGTAAAGGGTTTAAAAGGTAGTGGTAGACAAATCTTAAATCCGATCGAAAGTATGATTAGATATGTAGAAAATATTTACTCTGCTGCGGATAAAACTAGAGTAGCTATCGCTATCAAAGATGCAGTAGATCAAGGTGTTCTTCCTGGTACATTGATTGAAAAAGTACCACCACCTACTGATATAAAGAAAATGAAGCTGAATACATTGATTAACACATTAGAGAAAGAAGGTTTTGGTGTGTTTAATTCTGTTGATCCACAAACAGGAGAGTTGTTTCGTAAACAGCCTAGTGGATCAGAGATGATTACTTTATTTACAGTTGGTAAGCGATATTTTGGAAAAGATAACATTATTCCTATATATGAAGGTGAGAATGTATCTTTTTATGAGCTTGATCCTAGACTACATGAAATGTTACAAGGGTTAGATCATTATCAAATTCACCCTGCTCTAGATTTCTTTTTAGGTGCGCCTACAAGAATAATGAAATTGGGTGCTGTTGGTTTAAATGCAGGGTTTACTTTTATCACAAATCCAATTCGAGATCTTTCAACCTATATGTTATTTTCAAAGTCTAAAGTGCCGAATCCAGCAGCTCCTATGATTGGGTTAGCTGCTGATCTTGGATTAGGTTCAAAAGCAGCAAAAGATGCTTCAAGAAGATTTAAAGCAATGGGTGGTGATCAGGCAACTATTTACGGTAGAGATAGATCTGCAAGATATAAACAGATGGTCTCTCGCATTATTAATGAGGCAGCAGGAACAAATATATCTAAAGTTAAAAATGTGGTTTTAAATCCAGTAGATGCTTTGCGAAGAATATTTCAAACTCCTGAATTAGCTCCGAGAATCGCAGAAATGCAAAATAAAATTAAAGACTACGAGAAAATATATGGTAAAGATTCTGATGCTGCGTATATCAAGGCTTTTGAAGATGCTCAAGATGTAACGATTAACTTTAGTAAGATGGGTACTGTATCTCAATTCTTAAATCAAATAATAGCTTTTTTTAATCCTACTATAAGAGGTGGTGAAAAATTATATCGTGAAGCTAAAGAAAATCCAATGAGACTAATAGTTAGAGGAGTCTCAACGATTACAGTACCTGCATTATATTTTTGGTATCAAAATAAAGATAAAGAATGGTATCAGAAATTACCATCTGAACTAAAATATTCTCAGATACATATTGACACTGGTGATTTTGGAGGATCAGGAGATATAATATCTTTACCACTACCCCATGAAGTAGGTACTTTATTTGGTGGAATACCAATGGCGTACTGGGATGAGATGTATGATATTGATAAAGAAGGTGTCGAGGAAGCATTGAAATTATCTTTGAGGCAACTGAACCCTGGTACTCCATTAGATTTATCTGTAATCAAACCATTTATGTTGGTGGCATCTAATAAAACTTGGTATGGTGCGCCTTTGGAAACAAGAAGTATGCAAAGAAAAGAAATACCTGATAGATATACAGATTATACTATTCCTATGGCAAAAGTATTAAGTCGGTGGATGTATGATAATATTGGCGCATATGAATTTGCATCTCCTGTTAAAATAGAAGCATTTGCCAATGCTGCTACAGGTGGGTTAACTAAAAACATAAATGATATTGTAACATTTAGTAATAAGGAAATTGAGTCTAAAGCAGATCTTCCAGTTGTAGGTAAATTATTTTTAAGAAAAGAAGTTTATGAAAATCGCCCTGCGTTTGACTTTGAAAGATTCAAGTTATTAAATCAAAAAAAAGTCAGTAAAACCATTACTCCAGAACAACAAATTGAACTGCGTAGATTGGAAGCTGAGTACAAACAGTATATAAGAAATAAAAAACGCAGAGAATTACAAAAGGAAATGGAACAAAATACGCCCTAACTCGTTAATATTATTGAACTAACAGCTCGGTCATGCTTACCATAGGCTTAGAGCGTTGCAAACATTAAATAGCGAGGGAAATATGGGTACATTCCGTGATTTTTCAGTACAGAAGGCAGTCACTCCAGGCGCATCTGTTGTCAACATTACCAATAACAATACTACAAACGATGAAAGTCGTGCTGTATATATTGGTGCTTCTGGGAGTTACGATCTTTATGTAAACGGTGCATGGGTTACTTTTGCAGGATTGAATGCAGGATCAATCGTGCCAGTAAGAGCAACAGGCGCAAGACATACATCAGGTTCATCCGCACCTGATGCAAACGACATCAACTTTATATACTAATGTTAGGATTAGGTATAGCTTTATTTAAGGCGTACAACCAAGTATTAGAAACCCTATTTGATACTTGGAACTCTATTAGTGAATCATGGGAAAACATAGACTCAAACTGGGAAGATTTAGGATAATATTATGGCAAGTTTATCAGGCGTAAGCGTAGCGAGTAGTTATACCTCGCTTTTAAAATTAAATGGCAATACAGATACATTAGTAGATGGTGATGGCTCTAATGCAATACAAGTAGTAGATGGAGATGGCACAACATCGCCACTTTATTTAAATACAGATAGGTTAGGAATAGGCATTCAACCAGCAACAGTTTTAGATGTTTCTGCTGGTGTTAATTCTGCTCATTCTACTTTTTCTGGTCAAGCTGGTAGAGGCTTATTAATAGAGACACAAGCCACTACAAACAATGATGACACAGTAGTTTTAAATGCTCAAACGAGTACAGGCGAAATAGCATTTGAGACTAATTCTACTGAAAGAATGAGACTTACAGATACAGGCTTAGGTATTGGAATTTCAAGTCCTACTGCATTGCTTTCTGTACAAAAAGCATCAAGCTCAGATACAGATTTTACAAATTCAAATAACCCAGAAGCTCATCATGGTATATTATTAAATAATAATAGATTTGAAGCTGGTAGTTTTACAGCTATAACGATGAATACTGCAAATGCTTCTTCAGTAAATGGAGTAAGTATAATTTCTCAATCTGCTTCAAGTGGTCATGCTGGTAAAATGATTTTTGCGAGAAGAGCGCTGTCTGGAACTACTGAAAGCATGAGAATAGACAGTTCTGGTAATGTTGGTGTTGGAAGTACAAATCCCCAATCTTCTTTGGTCGTTTCAAGTGGAAACAATACAGGAATTGAGTTTTCTCCAGA